ATTATATTTAACCATATTTCTAATTTCTTCAATACTAGGTGTATCTTTACCACCAATTGCTGGAAATAAATTATTAACCTTTAAAGATTTTATCACATTTTGGTTTGTTGTTGCGTTTGGTCCATTAACAGTCATATTTATAATACCTAACCCTTTGATTACGTTAGGTCCTAAATTTGAAGTTGCACCACCACCTACTTTATATCTAATAAACATTGTTGTATTTGGCGTTGGAACAACACCTAATGCCATATTATTTATAAAATTACCAATTTGATTAACTAGAGCTGGGGTTGTATCAAATTCACATAAACTAGCTATGTTTTGAGTACCAGCACCAAATGTTAATTTTGTAAAACCTAAATCGGTATATTCTCTTATGAATCTTCTATCAATTGATACCCATTTACCTGGTCTCATTCCAGAATTATCACTAACACGTGTATAATCTTCTATAAACACTTTATCTTCAGCCAAAGCATCTACTTCAAACCATCTATTATCAAATTTTAAAAATTCATCTAAACTTGGCACACCATTATATGTTGTACCTTGAAGTGTAATAATTGAATCAATCTCTAAAACATCATCATCTGGTAATACAACTTCTAAAAATGGTCTAGAATCACTAGTTGTTATAACTCTTTTTAATATTTTACTAAATCCATTTGTAACCATTTCTCTTTTGGTAATAGTATAATTAATCAAAGTACCGTTAGCATTAAAATTAGGTATAATTAAACGATTTGGAATACCACTAATTGTAAAAGGGCTAGAAAAATCAACATCACTGTTTAATTCAAAAACTTTACCAGCACCAGATACTTGTGAACCAGCTTTGATTATCGGTGCATATGATACGTCAAATGTATCACCAAACACTGGAAGGGTTACACTTAAATCAACAATTGTTGCACTGGCTCTTTTACCTGGAATTTTTAACCCAAAAGTTCTTGCCATAGAAAGTATTGATTTTCTCTCTTGTGCGTAATCGATTTGAGTCTCGGCAAACATTCTATCAGTATTGTATGATATCATGTCACCTACAGCCGCATTTAGTTCTAAAAGCATCATACCCACGGATGCATCATTGAAGTCTGCAAAAATGTCTGGGTAATATTGTTTAACATAATTAACCAAATCGGTTCTAATGTCTGCGAAGTTTCTTGATGTATAATTTACATTTGCCATATTTTATAATTTTACTACTACCATATCAGATGTTGTAAAAACATCATCACTTATTGTGTAACTAATTGTTACAACCGCTGCATATTCACTTTCTGGTGAACCAGCAATTATTATTTCATCTAATTTTAATTTAGGTAAAAACCTTTTAACAACAGTTCTTATTTCGTCTTTTACACCTTGTTCTGTCAATGCATCATTGGGTTCGAAGATAAATCTAAGTAAATCTGTTCCAAAATCTGGATTATACAGTCTTTGACCCCTTCTAGTTAAAATTAAATGTAACAAGTCAGCTTTTATTGCTTGACTATCTTGTTCTGTTAAATCTAAGAAAAACCCTTTTTTACTATCTTTAAAGGGGTAATTTATATTTATATAGCGACCATTAGCCATTGTTTTCTATTTTAGTTTTGAACATAAAACCTTTATATTCTTTATTTTTATTCATTCTTTTTGATATTGCAGAAATATTAACATTAAAATATTTAGCTGTCTCAGAAACTGAATTAAATTCCATCACAACTTTATCAATATTAAATACAATTACTTTTTTCTTTTTTTGTTTTTAGTGTCTTCACTATGTTTAAAACCTTTAGCGTTACTAATTTTACCAATTTTAGCTAAAGATTGTTTTTCTTTAGTTTCTTCAGTAACAACACACCCTTTTCTAGGTGAAACCTTACCAATTTTCTTTAAACTCATTTTATTTTTTGCTTCTTCAGTATGTTTTTTACCTACATTATATTTATTACCTTTATTTCTATTAGCTAACCATTCTGAAAAAGATTCATCCCTTTTATTTAAACCACCACCACCATTGTTTGAATTGGTTAAATTAAAACCCCACGCTTTAATCTGATTAATCCAATATTTCTCCCAAAAAATAACACAATTATCATCATCAATTTCATCTATAATTATTTGTTTTACCTTATAGTTTATAGATGAAATCCACCTTGTTTTATTATTTTTATCACTAAAATTTTTAGCTTCGTAAATATGATTACTTAACCTATATAATGGGTTTCGCCTCGTTACACCAACATATTTTATATTGTTTGGTTCATCCTCTGAAACCAAACCATATATTGTTAATTTGGGATAGTTTATATTTATATACGTTCCATTTGCCATAACTTTCTTTATTAGATAAATATAATACTAAAAGATTTTTATAAGTAAATAAGGGAAATAAAAAAAGGGACCATATAGGCCCCTCTTTTTTAAATGTTTGTTTTATTTTAAGCTGAACACCCAAAACACTCAAATTGACTGTCTTTTGGTTTCTCAACATTCTGTGTAATTTGGTTGGATGCTAATTTAGAATTCGCTTCTAATTTTGATTTAGTTCTAGTGTAATAAACACCAGTTTTCAACCCACCTTTCCACGCATACATAAGTGCACTAGCAATCTTACCGTATTTAGCATCAGAGTGATACAAGTTCAAAGACTGTGATTGGTCAACAAATTTGTTTCTGATAATTGCTAAATCTAACAATACTCTTTGAGGGATTTCCCAAACATCTTTGTATCTGTATCTAACGTCTTCTGGTATCTCAACAATATTTTGAACACTACCTTGGTTAGCGATAAGTTTATCGATAATCTCCGATGACCATAAATTCAATGAAATCAATTCATTCACCAAATATTTGTTTACAACCAAGAACTCTCCTTGACCTACACGTCTTGTAAATAAGTTAGCAGTTGCTGGTTCAAATGATTCAAATACACTCAATAAGATTGCAGACGATGCTGTTGGCATGAACCCTAAACCTAAACTGTTTAACATTGGAATTGGTTGTCCTTCTGGAAGTGGTGACCAACCTTCAATATAAGTTTCACCTTTTGAATATGGACTATCTTCCCATGATGGATAGTTTTTACCAATTTTAATTGCTAATCTCATTGATTCTTCAACAAATGCTTTATACATCGTTTCAGTTATATCTTTGTTCCATTGTTTAGCTTCTTCACTTTCATAAGAAATTTTTCTTTTAGCAAAGAAATCAGCCATACCAGCAACACCAATAGCCAAAGCTCTTTGGTCCATACCAGCAGCTTCACTCCAATCGTCAGACCATTTGTTTTTATCAACAACTTTATTTAACGCTTTAACCAAAATTTTGGTTGTTTTAGCAATTGATTCCAATGAAGTTTGTTCAGCTAAATTGATTGATGCTAACGTACATTGTGGTGTATATTTAGGTCTAGATGCTTGGAATATCTCAATACATAAATTAGATTGTTTGATAATCCCAATGTTTCTTTGCATGTTGCGTTTGTTCGCATTATCTTTGAACATAACATATGGTTTACCACTTTCTACTTGTGATTTGATAAGTGAATCGAAGATGTCTTTTGGATTAACTTTTTTACCTAACCCTAATTCAACAGCTTTATAATATTCAGCTTCAAATGCTTCTCCATGTAATTCATAAAGTGGTGTTAAACCAGCTTTTTTGATATCATTAGGACAGAACAAATACCAATCTTCATTATTTTGTAGTTTTTCCATGAATAAGTCATTGATAACTACAGATGTAAATAAATCTCTAGTTCTTAATTGCTCATCACCAATTGGTAATGTTAAATCTAAGAAATCAAAGATATCTCTGTGCCATACTGATAAGTATAATGCACAACTTCCAGAACGAGAACCTTGTTTATAGAATCTCATTTTAGCTTGTACCATATCAGCTAATCTTACAACACCACCAGCGTTACCTTTGAACGATTCTACGATACTATCCTTGCTTCTAAGAGGGTCAATTAGTAATCCGATACCAGAACCTTCTTTAGATGCAGAAGATATCTTAGTAAGCGTATTTTCGATTCCTTCAAATGAATCATCTTCCAAGTGTGTCAAGTTACATGAAATCATACCGTTTCTTTCTGGTACACCAGCATTTGTATAAGTCGGTGTAGCAAAGTTTGCTTTTTTGGTAGTAACTTCATTTAATAACTCTACATAATCCTCTTCATTATCATCATGTAAATAACCAGCTACACGATTGTACATGCATGATGGTAATTCAGCTGGTGTTTTATTTTCATCTTTGATTGAATACTTTGTCAAAAAAGTAGTCGCAGCAAAAAAGTCATAAGTTAAATCAACTGGTTGTAATTCTTTACCAATTAATTTAGATTGTCTAGACAACAAAATTCGACCACCCAATAATGAGTAGTCAGAATGTTGTATAATTTTATCAGCAGCTTTGAAAGCGATAATTTCATCAATCTCAGTAGTTGTAATATTATCGTTAATCAAAGGAATCACCTCTTGGAATAAAATATCTGAATCAACTTTTAACCCTTTGGCTTGTGTTTTGATTCTAGCTAAAATCTTATTTGGTGTAAACGCTTGTGTCGTTTTATCTCTTTTTGTTATTCTCATAGTAATTTATATTAAAAATCTTCATTAAACATTCCATCTATTGTTGTTGGTATCTCAACTCTAGTATATTCACCCTCTCTTTTTTCGAAGAAGTTATTTTTAGATGATAAACCAATTCTAGACATGTATTCTAATGGATTTCTAGCATTGAATTCAGTTTTACAACCAAAGTCATTCAAAACGATATCAGTAACATACTGTACGTATTTAATCA